TATCAATTGATAAGCCCATCAAAGAGATGGACGTCAAAGAGATTGAACAGTATTTGATTCATGCTGATTCTCTCATCGAAAAGAATGAAGAGCTTTATGATAAGGTCGCACTTGAGATAGAAGTGCTGCGTAAGAAGCTCTCTGAACTAGAGGGTACTCGTCGTGAGATTCGTGATGAGATCGGTCAATTGAAGCAGGATAAATTGACTGCTGCTCAATGGAAAGAGCATCTGCTTCGTGAAGCTTTAAAGAATAAGGCAATCGAAGAGACAGCCGATAAAGTGTTTGAAATCATGCGTGAATTCCCCGGCTGGGAAAAGGCTCGAGATTACCAGCGTGAAGATGTTGTCTCAGCAATTCATGCATATCTCTCAGGCTTCAATGGTTTCTTGAACGCCAATGATATGGGACTTGGAAAGACAATGGAATCTTTCCTCATTCTTAAGTGCATTCAAGTTCTGTTTCATGCAGAGCATGGCCGTGAACCACAAGTTCTTTGGCTCACTAAGTCATCCATCCTTAAGACTGGTGGAACTGTTCGTGAGGGAAAAAGGTGGATGCCTGATTTCCGTATGATGCCAGTCGAGGGATCAATGCCGAAGAAAGATAGAGAGGCAATCTTCGAATTGGTTCGTGAGTTTGGTTTCGCAGTAATTACTAACTACGAAACCTGTAGGACAACTGCTGCTCTTGCAGATATTGATTGGGATATCATCGTGATGGATGAAGTCCACAAACTTAAGGGTGGCGCAAATCTCAGCGGACCTACAGGGATTTGGAAGAGTGTGTTTGAAATTACTCGGAAAGCTAAGATGATGATTATGCTTTCGGGTACACCAATGGTTAACCGGGTTGGAGAAATGTGGGCTTATCTCCATATCTTTGATCCGGAGCGCTTCCCATCTCTCCGTTCATTTGAGAACGCATATACCATGACCCAAAAGATTGGGTACGAATACAAGATTGTAGTTGATGGGCAGAAACTTCTTGACTCTGCTTTGCGTGGACGTATGGTTCGCCGTCGCAAAGATGAAGTGGGATTGCAGATGCCAGAAATTACTCCACCAGAAGATCGGGAGCGTCTACTTGAAATGCTTCCTCAACAGCGTGAAGTCTACAATCAAATGCGAGATCAATTCTTCGTTTGGTTGGAAGATCAGGGAGATAAGGTACTCTCAGCAACTGCCATCATTGCTCAACTGATTAGATTGCGTCAGATTAATATCTGGCCTGTCATTGACTTCAAGACTCCGATGATGGATGAATTCGGTGTCCCACAAGTTGATGAAGTAACTAAGAAGATGATGGTTATCATCAATAAGTTGGACGTCAAAGAATCCAGCAAGATTGATGAAGCAATCGACATAATTAGTCAGACAGATGAACCTGTTGTTGTGTTCTGCACGTTCAATGAACCACTCAAAGAAATCCAGCGTCGAATCAATGATGTTGGATTGAACTGCCAATTACTTACTGGTGAGAATTCAAAGAACCTAGCCAATCTAGAAACGGATTTTCAAGATGGAAAGATCGACGTGCTCTGTATCAACAGTGCAATGGGAGAGGGACTCAACTTACACATGGATCATGAAAAATGGTCAGGTGGAAGTCGGTGCGTTATTTTCCTTGACCTTTGGTATAACCCAGCAAGAAACGACCAATGCACAGATCGTGTCTATCGTCCTGGCGCCACAAAGGCCGTATCTGTTTATCATCTGAAGAATGAATCAAGTGTGGATCAATGGCTCGATGCAATCATTGAAGAAAAGAGGAACATGATTGAGGGAGTTACTGAGGATAAGAAACTCCGTCCTGGTGAATGGGCAGCCTATCTTAAGAAGCTGCTATGACAGATGAAGAGTTTGAGCATAGGATAAAAGTCGCAGGATATGGACCATATCTATATGAGGTATGTGATAAATGTAACTACAATAAACATATCTGTCATTTTTGTGGGGATGACTTAACTCATTCACAAGATGTTGGTGTCAATCAAAGGAATCCTTGCTATGACAGATAACATACAGGGAGTTTTGGGATATGCATATCGGCGTGGGCATATGGAAGGCCAAGCCGATATGGCTAAAGTTATCCGCGAAAAGATACGCAACAACAAAGACATTAATCCTTACTGTCTACTCGTAAGTATTGAATCGGAGCTACTTACTCTTATTGAGGAAGTGAATACTAGAGTAGCTCAGATGAGAAACAAAAATACTTATGAGTAACGAGATTGATGATCTAATCAATAGGGCTAGAGAACTGTCGCGAAAGCCAACTAAAAAGAGTAGGCATGAGAATGACATCTTCATTTATCAGAATCGACCAGTCTATTCGACTGATTGGTCCAGAGAAAAAGACGTTACTTTTATCAGTATCTATATGCCTTCCAAACTTCCAGACATTTCTATTCCCCATAATTCAATCGTTCTACATAAGCACACTGTTTTCGATTCTTGCGATAGAAATCGCTACTGTCATATCTTCGGATGGGACGTCCCAGATGTTCACCGGGCAGATTTTGACTATATTTGGTCCTTTCTCTATAACCCTTCACCTGCAAGACACCTACAACTAGGAGTTGATCTATCACTATGACAACTAAAAGAAAGTCAGATGTAGTAGCTGACATGCCATTGACTGAGGAATTGTTCTTCAAGTTCATTAAGACCAAATTCCCATATAGCGTTTGGCCGACCAGCTTTAATGTACACGATGATACGGATGCCAGAATGGCGGCATCGTGGTTACTTAAAGTATTACAAGAGCTGAATGCATTTCTATTGGAAGAAGGGGACGTCAAGAAAAACCTAGATATTACCCGAGTTCCTACGAGCAAGAAGTATCAAGGTATGGATAGGAAGAAGCAATTGGATCTTCAAAAGGAGCTGTCCTGAAATGGAGTATAATGTTGAAGAAGAGTTCTGTGTCCACTGTCTCATCGAAGAAGAAAAACTCAGCGCTAATATTAACGGTGTCTGTGATTCTTGTGGTCTACAACATTTCGAAACTTTGGATGCGATAGGAGATGAGATGGGAATAATGCCCATTTATACTGAGTACTTCCCTGTAGGTGGACGTCAGATTTACTCCACTGGAAATAAGATGGAAATCTATACCACTTTACCTGATGACGATCCTCTGATTAAATGCTGGCTTAAGCCCAGGGATCTTCATTACTTTATTCCAATCATGTTCCCTACGCTACTTGCTAGCAGTTTGAAGAACAACGTCTATGCCAAAGAAGAGAATACTCCCAGATAGTTTTACCGCATCAAGAATCTGTCCAAGTTGCGGCCAACATAAATGGCGCAATAGACCAGTGTGTATGATGTGCGCACAAAAGAACGATCATGTAATAGTCAAACCTTTTGTTGGTGTATGCCAGTGTGAGAAATTTGAATATGATTCATCTGGCCTACAGTGCAGACGTTGTTTCAAACCTAGAGCGGAGGATTTAAGTGGCAAAAGACGAGATGATAATTGATTGGCGTTCTACCGGACGTAGAAAGGCTAGGCGGGCTTTGTTCAATGCTCGCGTTGATTTCAAATGCGTTGATTGTGGAAAGACAACTAAGGTTCCACCAAAAGATGCACCAGTATTCTTTGATGAGATTTGGCCGTATGAGAGTCGCGTTTTAAATGGGCAATCATTACAGGCAGATCATGAAAGCAAAGATGTAACTGATAATGATGTATCTGATCTTAATTGGCGTTGTGCTTCCTGCCATAAAAAGCGGGATATACAAACTGGTAAGGGTGTCAGCACAATTGATAATGACATAACAAGTTACCTGTAGGTGTGGATAACCCATAGCCGCCAACTGTGGATAACTTGATAGTTGAGAAGAGTCAGGAATCTCTTGACTTCATAGTTGGAATGTATGTATATGTCGGGTGACCGGGATCACCAGATCCACTTAGAGAAAGAAAAACAAATGTCAAACGTCACACAAGAAGATACTGCGGTTTGGCCGCACTATAAGAAGCTGTGGGACACAATTGCTGAAATTGATAAGCAGCTTGATTCATTGAATGATTCTGATGCTGCCACTCGACGCAATGTGATCTCAGGATTGATTGAAGAGACTGCAAATATCTGGGCAGATGGAGCCGAGAATACTATCTCGCAACTTCGTTCAGCCAATGATATGACTCCGGAAATTTTGGTCGGAGTTGTTGAGGGAATTATCAAGGCTCTCCGTGATGAATTCCAAGAGGAAAACCTCAAGGTAATTGATGCCCGTGTTGCAGAGGCACCAAAGACTGAGCCACTCATTACCCAGGAACAAGCTGAGGATCTTTCCAAAGAGCGTTCCAAGTTGTACCAGACAATCAAGCAGGTTGTTAACGTTGCCAAAATCATGGACGACGTTGAACTTGAGATGCCAAAAACTCGCCGTGGTTCTCATGGCAAGCGTGGTGCTCGTGCAATGAGCAAGATGATCTGGGCAATTGATGGTGAGGAACTTAATCCTCAGCCTCGTTATAAGGATCTGGCAGAAATGCTCGGATTTACTGAGACTGAATCAACTAACAACAAGGGCGAAGTTGTCAAGAGTTCAGCTACCAAGAATCTGACGGCTTTCTTGAAGTCGCAGGGAATTGATACCAAGAATCCGAAGGACGGAAAGTTGTCCACCGAAGTTAACGGTAAGATTCTTGACGGACATATTCCTGCGGAAGATGAAGATGCGCCGGAAGTTCCTGATGATGATGACGATGACGACGACGATGATGAGGATGAAGCCGAGTAATTCTCATAACTAACTTGCCCCGCCGGTTAGTTAGTTGAGAAGTCCTGAGCAAGACTTTAAACTGCTCCTCTTCTTCTAGGGTTCATTTCTCACGTGGATGATTTGAATTAAACGACCGCCCCAACAAAGTAACCTCGGCGAAATGTTGTTAAAAGGTGCCCTAGTTTTCTTTCCAGGTAGTCTAACCCGAACTTTAAATCTTTCCTGCGAAGCGTCAAATCGGGGATGAGAAATCCGCTATCAGATTCTTAATGCCTTTCTAATCTGATAGTTGTGAGTAAGCTTCATGGAGCCTGGAAACCTTCGAGAACTAGTAGGAATAAGGCGGACTATTCCTACTAGTTCTCTTTTTCGCATTTCTGAATTGAAAGGTGAATTATGGTAGTAACAGTTAAGGAAGTAGTGTTCAGAAAGGTTGTTGGGGGTATTGGACAGAGCTACGAGAAGGTAGTAATTCTAAAGCCGTCTCCTGATGGACAGGTAGCATTAACAAAAGAAGGTAGTTGGATTACTGTAAACGAAGGTGAGAGATTCCCAGACGAAGTATTGCACGATCACAAACTAAACACAATCAGTGGAGGCATTCGTAATGACCGAAAGTAAGAAAGACACGAAAGACACGAAAGATGTAATTGAGGAACCACCTCCCGAGGTTGAGATTCCTGATTCCATCAAGAACATTGAGGGTGGAACTACTGAATCAATTGCACCCGAGCAATTGGTAGAGGCTCTAAAGCAGCAAGCGTCGCATATTGAAGGCGGTGATGAAGCTGTTGTTCTTATTTCTGAGGAAGTTCCAACTGCTTCTGATTCAGTGCAACCAGAACAATTTGCTGATCTTCCAGCCAAAGCAGAAGAAGTCCAGCAGGCACACAAGGATCAAATGTCAGCCCTTTCTGAGCAGGTGAAAGATTCCAAGACTGACGATAAGGATAAGAAGGATTCCAAGAAGTAATTGGTTTGGTGGCCTATTTAGCCCAATTGGCAGAGGCACTTCCCTTAAGAGGAAGTCAGTATGGGTTCGACTCCCTTAATAGGCACTTCTACAAACAATAGAAAGAGTATGTATGGATAATGACTTTGATAGATTCTTCAAATCCTTCACAAACATTACACCAGAGGGCGATCAGATTGAGAGAATTGAAGTCCTCAGAACGAGTTATAAGGATCTTCTGAATGATATTTGTGGAATGATTGAGCGTAGTCCTGAGCGTACTATTGCTCTCCGTAATCTTGAGGACTCTTTGATGTATGCTGTGAAGGCTATCATATTGGAAGGATAGCATGTTTTCTCCATACATGGATTTCTCCATAATCAAGTATGGTATTGCTGGTTTGATTTTTACTGTCCTGTTCTTTTATGTTATGTACAAAGTTTGTACATACATCATGGGAGAGGATTGATGTTACACAAAACTATTAGAAATAATAATGAATTGACTGAAAAGCCAACCATGACAATTGATGATGATTGGAGTGCAGCTCTTTACTGGGATGAAGATGAAGAATCAGACAGAGCCAGTCTACTCATAGAGAGTATTGATTACAGATTTGAATTGGTATTGCATGTAACTGATAAGGAGAAGTTGAAAGATGTACTTCAAACATTCCTCTCTAACCTACAGGAGCTTTACACCGAATAAACCGGAGACCACTACTATGTATACCGTGAGCGAATTTATCCGATTTTTAAAATTCTACAAGTACCAGGGCTTGACCATTGATGAAATGATTAAGCTTCTAGAGAGCTATGGAGAAGATGAACTCAGTACCTTTGTACCAAATCAGTCCTTCTCAGTTCCGAGTCCATAAAGAATGTCCCCAGCTACATAAATTCGTTTATGAGCTAGGGCTTCGGACTAAGCAACGGGAAAAGAAGTTTGAAGTTGGTTCATACTTTCATGAGCTAGCACATTTCTATTACCAGTTACTCAAAGCTGGTTACCATATGAATGATCCACTCACGTTTAGTGCAATGGACACGAAGATGCGAAATGATCTAGCAGAAGTAAAGGATGATTACTTAGCAGTACTTTGCCAGGTTCATATTATGTTCCGTCGCTATCTGGAGCGTAGAGTTAAGGAAATCGACCAAGGTATTGAAATAATTGAAGTCGAGAAAGAGATCAACTTTCCCATCAGCGAATCAGCTGGAATTCATGGAATCGTTGATATGCTCTATCGACGTCGGGGCAAACTAGTAATTCGGGATCATAAGACTGGAGAGAATCAATCCGCTCACTCAGACGAAAGTCTAGAGATGGATGACCAACTTCTGACTTATGCCTGCATTATCTGGAAAATTTATGGTGAAGTACCGGACATTGAGATTAGTTGGATTAACGGCAAGACTGATTACAAGAATGGCGCAACCAATGACCAACTATTCCGTACCTATCACAAGGCAATGACGAAGGAATATTTACAAGCCTTCTGGACTTATACAGAACAGTATGTGTATCATATGCAGACTGTTCCGGCTATCAGATATATCAATGGCTACAAGTGTAAGTCCTGTAAGTTCAAAGAACCTTGTATGTTTAGCCTTCGTGGTTTTGATATTCGGAACATGCTAGAAGCAAATTACCAGCATGTACCGAGGAACCATGACTATCGGAAATTCACAGAGATTGCCAGAAAGAACCCCTCTAGAAACATTGTTGATCCGCCGAGTAAAGATATACCCAGCGGACGGATCTCCATTGATTTCTTTGCCAGTCATAAATAACGGTAAGGGTTTCTACAGAGTTGTTGAGAAAATTGTTAATGGAGTGCACATCATTGAACATGAGGTAAACATTAGCTATGTCACTGAAAGTAATGACTCTAGATGAAGTATCCCTCTATCTCAAACTACTTATATATGGTCCGCAAGGCGTAGGTAAAACATATTGGACAGCAGCCAATTGTCCTAAGCCTGCTGTATGGATGGACTTCGAGAGAAGTTCCGATACTATCTTATCTAATCGAGATGTATTCAGTTCGGATGATTTCAAGATCATTCAAATCTCACCAGATAAGAACCCTACAGAAGTGGAAGAATTCTGCAAGAACATTCATAAGACACCGTTCAAGACTATTGTGTTTGATACCATGACTACTAGTCAGATATTTCAGTTAGATCATTGGATGACTCATGGCTCAAAGAGCAAGAGTAGTTCTCCAACTCAACCTGATTATCGTGAATCCACGACGGTGTTCCAAAGAATGTTCTTGCGATTGCAACATGCACCTATAAATGTAGTTTTAGTTGCCCATGAGCGTGAATTTACAATGGGTGAAGGAGCAGAACGGAGAATTGTTTCCGTAGTTCCTGCTGTAACTCCTGCATTGCATGATGCTGTTACTCAGTTAGTTTCCGGTGTTTTTAGACTGAGCAAGAAGAATGGCAAGTACCAAATGCTTACGGAAACAAAGGGTTTGTACATTGCCAAAAATCGGTATGGAATTACTGATACTGAAGTTATTGAACCTACCTGGAATACATTCTTGAAAGGAATGACAAATGCTTGACCTTGATCTTGGTGGAGTTGCTTCCGCAGGGAAGCCTTTACCAGAAGGTGATTACGAATTCATGATTACTGATGCAACCATTCAGAAATCAAAGGACAAGACTTCCCATAACTTGAAGCTCAAGCTTGAAGTTACCAGTGAAGATGAGAACGGTAGGCCCCACGCTGAAAATCTCAACATTCAAAAGAGCACTCGTCCATTTGTTAAGGCATTTGTGACTGCTCTCTGGGGAGTCGAAGATGACGAAGTTGATGTCATTAACTTTGACTTTGATGAAGATGATGATACTGTAGAAGCTTTCAATACCGGAGCAGCGATTACCCTACAGGGTATCAATGGACAACCAGTCATCAATTCGCCAATTGGTGGCACAGTTAAGCACGTGACTACTGATGGAAGGACTTACGGAAACGTAATCGCCTGGTTCCACGTGTAAACAATCGAAGGGAGAGTAACTAGACCCCAACTCTAGTTACTCTCCCTTCTTCATTTCCTAGGAAGCTATGGATGACCTAGAAAGATTTCTCGAATTCTTATATTCGGAATCTGAGGGTTATGTATATGTAGCGACTAAAGATACCTTAGCCACTAATCAGGAATGGCTACAATCTTTCTTTTTATGGCCAGAAGCGAAGTCTGATATCTACAACTACATAACCCGTCAGCAGGAAGAAAGGGATGTATATGTAGCACCCGCCCTTTTCAAGGGTAAAAATTCATTGAAGAAGTCAGTACAAGGAACAAATGTAGCGTGGGTAGAATTTGACGGGCAACAACAGATTGACTTCCAAGACATACCTTATCCAGATTGTATTGTTCAAACTTCTGTTGATACTCATCTACATTGTTATTGGAGAATTGACTACCTAGATAATACGGACACGATAGATAACCTCAATAGAAGGCTAACACATTACCTAGAGGCCGATGCTTCTGGATTCGATGCAAACCAAGTATTAAGACCGCCGTTAAGTAAGAACTGGAAACATGCAGGATTACCAGTAACTCTTAAGCATCTGGAAGATACAGATGTTCATCATTCATTTGCTAGTTTCGAGGTAGCTCCCGAACCAGCGATACAAGTAATTCGTTTAAGACAGGATATGTTACTTCCTGTAGGTACATTATTGAAAGAGCTTCCGCTACATGCTTTATTGAAGAAGAA